GATACCGTGCCGAGAATTTGTCGGTAAAGTTCAGATTTGCACATATAGGATATTTCTCTTACCTTTGTTCACTCTCTTACCAAATAAAAATAAGTGCCAACACACTTGCAAAGGCTTTACAGCCCCTGTCGTGGTGTGTTGGCACCTTTATTATTAGCGGAAGGTAAGAGAGACGCTAATAAAGGCAGGGGCTTTTTTTACGCCCACCCCTGACGGGCGAAAGCTGTTAGAACAGATACTTTTTCAATGTCGGCCAAAGCAGGTAGAAGTAGATTGCCCCGACGGGAATCAACCCGGTTGCGAACAAGTTGCTGCTTTCGACCTGGCAATAGTAGAGTGTTCCTATCCCACCCACAATACAAACGAATGAGAAGAAGGCAAGGAAAAGCAGTCCGATTTTTTTAATTGTTTCCATAATTATAATTCGTTAAAAAGTTATTTCCGCCATAAATCCATACTTATGCTTCCTTGAACATAGGGGCCGTTATCGCGTGGGTCCCAGCCGAGGGATGCCGTGATATTGAACCTTCCGATGTTTCTGTGAAGTTGCCCTCCGATCCATACGCCACCCGTGCGATTAACGTAATAGACGCCTGCGGCAGGCCCGAGTTGCCATCGGTAGGGCGTTCGGATTATTTTCTGCTGCGTGATAGTACGTCCGTATGTTTCGATGTGTTCAAGGGTAGGGTGGCAGTCGCCCAGGGCTATTCCGCTCACTATGGCGAAGTAGCTGCTGTCGCGATATTCCCGGCGTTCGAATGGCAGCTGTACCGGCACACTGTCCCGGTTGGGATTTATTGTTACGGTGGTAAAGGTGGTATCCGCTGGGGCGAACAACCATTTCGGCACCTCTACCGAAATAGCCGAGGACAGTATTTTATGCGGTTGCGGTCTTTCGAAGTAGGCCGTATCGATTCGAGTATGCTCGATGATACGGACATCGACGGATCGCCTGCCGAGCCACCATCCGACAAGGAACAAGCCGGTCAGAAGGAGAGTCAGGATTATTTTCCGCAGTACCATAATGAGTACGAGCTATCAACCGTTGATGAACAGATCCCAGCCGGCCATCACGTCTGTCATGCAGGCATCAATGCCATTTTCTACGCGCGACATAGCTGCGACTATCGGGATCATCACATCGCGGTTGGTTGCCGTGATCCGTCCGTTTTCCGGGACACCGGACAATTCAGATACCGTACGGATATATGCTTCCGTGTCGTTCTCGCTCGGGGGTGCCCAGCGTGAAATCATCTTCCGAATGGTGTCAAGCCCGTATTTACGGCTGTAAGTGTTCAGGCATTTGAACATCGCGCGGTATCCCCACGCCATAGATTCGAACTGCTTGAATGCAGCGTCGCGGGAAGGTTCCACCTCTCCCTTCCAATGGGTTCCGTCCTTGCGGATATTCCCGGGATTGTTGTTACGAAGTCCTCTGGTCATTTTTTGTGCTGTTTAATATATTTTCTACATCTTCAGGATTTACATTGAGTTTGCGGGCTATTTCTCCGGTCAATGCTTTTCGAAACAGACGTAAGAATGGAAAGTTCGGATTGATGATTAAAGCGTTGCCACAACTCGACCATGCTTCTGCCAGGCAAATGGCAGAACCCAGGATCACGGTCGTAATCTTCGTTTCGATACCTCCTGTCGTAACGAATTTATCGATGAAAACGAATACCACGATCAGATTGAAGTAAACAGCCAATTTGAATATCGTAGCCCGCAGGAGTTCTGACAGGATAAATTCTCCGCGCTTTCGAGCAACGCATATTCCAAACAAAGCGTCGAAGGCTACGGCAATAAGCACCCCATAAAGTACGAGCTGGTACCCAGCGAAGAAATTCACGATGACGATCAATAGTCCTATAAGCCATCCTTGCACGGTCATAAGCGCTTCGGACAGCTTTGTAGCAATACCTTCCAACACCTTTTTCGTTTTATTAAATATTTTGTCCATAATTATTATATCTCGGTCCAGCCACCTGTTCCGCTGTTGGTCTTATAGACTTTCCCGTTTTGGATGCGTAACCCGCCATTTCCGATCAGGACTTCGAAAATATCTCCTGTGAATACCGCGTAGTTGCTCGATCCTTTCACGACGGCTACTCCGTTGGGTGCAATCAGGTTCTTGCGGATGTCAGTCACGAAAGAAAAAGTAATAGCCTCGACAGCTGCGGATGCCGCGTTTCCGAGTCCTCCGGGATAGGATGCTTCCACTGTTACTTTTATGTAGTAGTATGCCGGGGTCGTAAAACGATACCTAATGTTCTTGTTGATCTGTATCGATCCCGTGTCGTCATATGCGGAAGATTGCCGGAATATCGTGTCGGTAGTATCGGCTGTCCGGTTAATAATTTCGATCTTCACGCTTCCTCCGCCCCGGATCGTCCCCTTGACTTGTGCCGACATCTGCACCTCCGCTCCGCATTTGAATTGACTTGAGTTTCTGGAATCCGAGGCGAAAGGCTTCGTTTGAGAGGTTATGACCGCTATACTTTCCGTCGTTTGGCTCGACGGGACTTTGGAAGAGCCCAAAACCTGGCTTACGCTGTTTATGTTGTTAGTAGTGAGTATGATCTTGTTTCCGCTTGCGGTCGCATCGCTCACCTCTACGGAATTGTTTTTGACCTGCAGGATTCCGACGGTTCCTTTGGTTGCGTGTACTTCCCCGTCGGCGTGTACTCTGAACACGGCTTTTTTCCGGTTTGTGTAGTCGGCTCCCGACCAGAAGGGCACATCGTCTTCCTGCAAGCCGCTCACGCCGGCCGTCACGTCGCCTTCAGCATTTTTCAGCAACATCACATTGGTCATTATCAGACCGCCTTTCACCTCGGTACTTCCGTCTTCCATAGCCTTCTTGAGGTACTCTGTCGATTTGATGGATTCGTCTATCGCGTCGTCGATCAAGTCCGACATGTTGCTGCTTATTTCATAATAATCGGAGAATACTTTTCTGAACTCGGTGCCGGTTATCTCGGATGTCGTACTCATATCGGCCAGCAGGGGCGTGAGATAATCTTCGAGTGCCTGGAAATAGACCGTAAATGAATCCGTGGGGACATCATACTTTTCGGCATTCGCCATGATGCTCCAGTATTCGTTCTGTATGCGTACCCATTCGTTGGCCACCTGTTGTTTATCGGAGGGTGTCAGGCTCGAATCCGAGGCAATGTAGTCCACATCCAACTTCACCTGTTCGATCTGCGCCTGCACATCCTCTTCGGCCGTGATATACCCCGTGGGGGCCTTGTTGCCTTCCGTAAGCTGAATGTCGTAGAGATACATGGAAACACCTTTGCCGACATACATGTATATCTTCTGTACCACACGCGAAGCATCGATGGTGTGGACCACTTCATATACTCCTTCCGTTCCCGCCGGAGGAGCGGAAAGCACTTCTTTGGTGCCGTCTTCGTATACGATACGGAACGTAATTTCGGCACCCTGCTTGATTCGGGCTTTGAAGACGTACGGAGTATTCGGCTTGTATTTTATCTGGCCGCCGAAACAGTCGGGGACCGTCGAAACCTGGGAGGCGTTGGTTGCGGCAAGCCCGGCTTGTATAAGTTTGCTCCAATTGACATACAAATATGCTCCGTCCGCGTCCGCCCCCGAAGTTACGACATCCGTAACGCCCTCTTTGACACTGTTCCATTCCCGGATAAATTGTTTAGCGATATAGTTGCGGGCGCCGAACTGAAGATTCGCAATCTCGTCTTTGGCTTCGTTGGCTGCCGTATCATCGGTGTATTTGGATGCTTTGTCCCAATCCGAGCTCTCGAAATTGCCCGTTGCACGGGATTCGATACAGCGCATGATGTCACCACCTTCGCCCTGCGTCCAGATGTCACCCACATCGTAAGGTGTAGTCGGTGTTACGACGAATACACGACGTTTGGCATCGGCCGTGTCCTGCGCCCGCGCCGCCTCTTGCAGGGCCTTTACCACATCGCTGTCGGCGATCGGCGTCCATTTATAGGTTCCGTCCTCTTCTTTTACCCACCGCCACGATTTGCCCGCATCGGGGTTCGTCGTCTTGTCGCTCGATATGGTGAAGTGAATCTGCGGGTATTCCGCCGGAGTGATTTTGGCATTATCGGTTTTGCGGATGACAAAAGCTATGTAGGGATTGTCGCTTTCGACGGTATAGCTCTGGCTCCATACGTAACTTGCTATAACCGCTCCGGATGACGCTATCGGATTGTAACCCATCGTATAGCCTTCGCCCACCGACAGTACGGCGCCTTTGGGTATTCCTCCGACCGGAGTTTTGAGCCGGATGCGGGTGCTGTCGGCGATTTTGATCTGATCCCAGGTCTTAATGCCGTCGATATAGGATGCACCGATGCTTCCCTGCTCCCAACAGCCTGCGTCCGTCGGGTCGAAATTCGCGGGCAGCGTATTGGTGAACGTGTCGCCGATATGGTTTTCCTGCTCGCCGTCCGCTATCCATGTTTGGGCCGGTTCATTGTAAAGCGAGGGGGTATAGGGATAGAACCAGTTTTCCACGACACCGTCCAGCCGTTTGTTGATCTCGGACAATTCGCCGGGCAGCGTGTTATCGATGTAATCCTTAGCCTGCTGAGCTTTGCGATCGGCGGAATTGGCAGTGGCCTGGGCTTCGGTGGCCGTCTGATCGATCTGTTCGATGTCGAACTCCTTCTGGAACTGTCCCGTCGCGGGGTCGTAGAGCTTGCCTTGCTTCCAGCCTGCCTCCGGGGTGAATGCCACGCCGACGCCGTTGTCGCCGACAAGCCGGAACAGCTTGCTCCGGGTGTCCAGCAGCGCCTTCTTGTCCAGGCTGCTGATCATACCTTGCAGGTAGATATTATCCAGATAGGCCGAATAGCCCGACATTTGGATCCCGAAGACGGAGAGGTTCGTAAGGTCACCGAACTGTGCGGCGATATTCTCGGCCGTAAACTCCCAGTCGCTGACATTGCGGAGATAACGCTGGTAGGTGCGCGTCGAGTAGCGCGAGCTCTGCCGGGCGGGATTCGTGAACGATCCGTAGGCTACGAAGGTCATCGATTCCATCGGATCGATCTGCTTGGTAAAGGTGGCCGACAGGGGGCGCAGCTCGTAGCGGAACCGCTCGTTGCGGTCGCCCAGGACCTCCGTGATACGGAAATAGACCGTTGCGAAGCCTGCGAAAGAGAAGTTGCCCCGGCCGTCGTCGGAATCTGCCGTCGCATTGTTCGACGGGTCGAAGTCGTGGAAGATACCCATGCAGATATCCCCGACAGCTACGGCGCCGATCTCTCCCTCTTCGAGTTTGAGCGTTACGAGCTTCTGCTCCTTGTCCACGCTCTCGATCACCCCGGCGCCCGGAGCGCTCCAGTCGTCCCCGACGCTGATGCCCACACGGTTGTACCGAAGCTCCGGAACCTCCAGAAAACGACGGATGAAGAGGCTCTCCAACTCGCCGGCGCCTTTTTCACTTATAAACCCGCCCACTCCGGTAATACCGGAGGCATATGATGGTCCAAATTGTGCCCCTGCGTTGAAAGTCATTCTACCTTTGAACGTATCGGGTGCCTGCTTGTTGGCAAACTCCCATATTGCCCTTCGTGCAGAATAAGCATTTGTATCGGTCGGGAAAGTATTATCGTATCGGGTGATTAGATATATAGCCGCTCCATTCTCCGCAATGCCTATACGTTGGGAATAGAGCGATGCTTTCACGTCCGATTCAATACTGCCCAGGCGGGAATAAGGAGTATTGTCGCCTATCGTATAGGTTGCGATGTACTCGTTGTATAGTTTTTTTTCATAACCTTGAATCCGGGAAAGACGACCGTCTATACCGAATTGAGGACCCATTAATCGTACAGCCTGTCCTGCTTCGTAGTTTTTTTCGTTGTGTGTACAATACACGGGATTCGTTTCACAGTCATAGACTGTCGTGTCGCTGCTATGTTTGGCAGCATAGGAAGTGCCGACCTCAAGAAGTTCTTGTTCTGCTTCGTCTATGCGTTGCTGGGGGAGTTTGACGCCTGTGAGTACGAAAGTGTCAGGCCCTCGGTCATCATCTTTTCCACGAGGACGCATGTTTTCATTCGGTATAATCTGCTGACTTTCGCCGGACGTTTCGACTTGGGCGATGATTTCAAATTTCTTGTTGAATCCGTCTTCGGGTTTCCAGGTCGCGGGGTCGATATTGTCGCCATTGTCGTCGATAAGGGCGAGTTCGAAATCCCAGCCG